CCAGGCAGATACCCCATCTCCCGTGTCGGAACAACGCTCCTTACGATAACAAGTTTGTCTTGTTCATACGATTTATCTAGAACATCCGCGAGTGCGAGATACATTCCGATAAAGGTCTTACCCGTTCCTGCCGAACCACAGAGAACCAAATGGTCTCTGTCATCCCACGAGTCGTATGCTATTCTTTGATTTTGTGTGATTGCTTCGTAGGTTAACAGGTGGTCTATCTTGAGACGTTTCATAGTCATGTCTTGATAGTATTCCCTTTACCCGAACCTTTTTTGACATTCTCCATCAAGTTTTTCCAATCACCTGATGTTTTGTTGATTACATTGCCTGTTTGTGTCACCAGTGCAGGCGCACCGATTACTCGACACCAATCAGGGTTTTCTTCAAGAAATTTTTGAGACTCATCATAAGAACAGAAGATATCTTTCTCTTCTTCAGTCTCTTTATGCATCATTGTATATGTTGGCATTTTGTCTCCAAGTAACGTTGAGGGTGGCTAGCACCCCCAACGAGATACTTGACCACCTACCTTTATGCTAGAATTGAACTTTCGTATTCGGCAATAGTCTGATTGAGAAAACTTTGTTTTTTCGATAACCTATGAGCAAGGTTGTCTCTTCCCTTTTTCTTGAGACGGTGGATATAGTTATCGAGTTCTCTACTGTCGTTTTTCAATCTCTCTATTTGCGTTCTTGGCATAATTGCTCCTTGTTGTTAGAGTTGAAAGAAAACATAACGAAAAGTTAAGATATCAGATTCGGGAATGCCTCCTCTGCAATCTTTTTAGTCAAACCTTTAACTGGTGACTTCTTGTTCACCATGTCCAGAACGATAAGTGCATCTTCTGGATGAATTGCTTCTAACATTTGAATGAATTGTTTTTCGATTTGGAACTGTTTCAACTGTGCAGAACGAGCGCCTTTCACATAGTCGCCAAACTCACGGTGTTTCTTTCTCAAAGTTGAGGGAACACTCTCTGGTCGATTAGGGGTGTATGGGGGTTTGCCTGCGGGAAGGATGAATTGTAGTCGGTCATCAAATGCACCGCGAATGACATCCTTGACTGCGGGGATATTGCCTTTTTCTTTTAGAAAAGCAATCTTATCTTTTCGAGTTTTCATTTGCGAAAACTGGTGAAAAATTTCAAAAACTTCAAGTTCCATTATTTCTCCGTATATATTATATAGTGTTTTAGGGTTCTCTACAGGTCGTAATATTCATCAAATTCTTCTAACATTATCTGATATTCACCTACAAGATATGTATAAGTTGCCACAGATTCCTTGTTTCCACGCTTCTGTGCCTTCTCTAGGTCATTTTCAGCCGACTCTAGAAACCCTTTGATTGCATACCTCTTCTGCAAAATTTCTGGGTCAAGATTTAGTTTCATAACAATATTCCTTTCATCATATGTATACTAACATATTTTCCAACTTTTGTCAAGCACAAAATAAAAGGGGCAGTCTGACACCGCCCCCTTTACCCTACTCCCTACTCCGCAGAGATAGGTTTCGCACTTATAACGGGGATGTCCCGTATTCCTATTTATGCGGCGAGCGACTCCACACCCGTTTGGATGTAACCTTTATCAAACTTACCAACATTGACGTTTACATAGTATGCGATGTCAAAGTAGTCAGTCATGATATCGGTCTTGTCATACCACTCACCACGACTCGTTACACCTTTCATGGCGGCAACCAACTCATTCAGAAAGTCAGCAGTCTCTCCAGTGTAAAATTTATCAACGTGGTATGTATTGACTTGACTGTGGATATTGCCATCAGTAGCAGGGTAGTAAATATTCTCACCACGCCGGTCAACACCAGTAAAAGACAAAGGCCCTTCTTTCAGGGTCACAACCAAAGAACTATAGTTGTTGATACTGATAGAACCTTTCATACCATACTTCTTGAGAACCGCCTTGATGCCAGGCGCCAACTCTTTTTTCATCTCTTGTGTTACATAAGCCATAGTTTCTCTCCTTTTCTCAACTATATCTTACTATAACAAAAAGAACATGATATGTCAAGCACTTTTTTCGAAAATAATATTTTTTTCTGCCTCCCAATAATCGTGGAATTCTCCTCTTTCTTCGGTAATTATAATCCTGATAGTCTCAAGAAAGTCATCATCTCCCATTATTTCAAACAAATTACTCATACTATCAGGCCCATCCGTATACATCGCATTGACACCGTATCGTTTCATTTTGCGTGTTGTTCTACGAAGAAACACTTTCACTCTCTCACCATATAGTTTAGGAGACGGAGTGAACAGATACACCAATCTTTTTGAGTTCATCAATGCGGGTAGGATACCTTTTTGTAGAATGTCATGGTGGTGAAGTGATGTGCTGAATCCAAACACCTCATCCTTCGGAAAGTCTTTCAATCCAGATAGAAGTTCTTGATGGGTAACATCTTTGAATTTAGGTTCGTCCGAATCCAGATTATAGTTCACCACGATTGCAACATCTTCTTTACTGACCCACCACGGTTGGATATCATCTGTCGGCATACCCTTTACACCCTCATACGAATGTCTAAATCCAGTCTCCCTGAGAGCATCCATTGCCTTTGCCCAGTAAGGAAACAACTCATAGTTTAGGTCTTCATCAAATATCGTATGTTGAATGAAATGACGATTGGTATTAAACTTAGATGTCCAGTTGGTGATATTGTCAATGACCCTATCACTTCTCTTTACAAAATCTTTCGCGCCGCCATGTATGTGTTCGTCATTTGTGATATCCCAGAGAAAGTCATCCCATATGAATAGTGGTAGTCCCAGTTCAAGACATGCGATATAGGATGCAATATATGATACACCATCAGGCGGAAGGTTGAGACATACGACATCACCCTTCTCCATACCCTTTGACAGAAAGAAACGTTTGTGTTGGTTGATAGAAAGACATAGATTCTCATAATCGACATCATCGATTAGGAGGTCTTTCCGAATAATCTCACGACTTATTGCGTTCATTTAGATATCCACGAAGTTGTTCGAAGTTTATCTTCGTATCTTGAAAGAAGGGTTCTAGGTCAACATCATCTGGAACTTCGGGTAGTTCTCTTGGTTCGATAAAGAAATGACCGTCAATCAGATATAACGTGTCCTCGATATATCGTGGTTCGTCCCAGAGTTCACACCGAATCTCTTTACCATCGAACTGATAGAAGTCATCTGCCAACACACCCAGACCATTTTCTTTGACCACACTATCCTCGTCAACAAAGTTTATCAGTAAAGGGATTGCAGTATCAATAGACCCGTAGTGAGAATGAAACTTCACATTATATTCTCGTGCGAGGTCTACGAAAGTCTCATTAAGAGTGAACCCACACATATTGATGTTCAGGGGTTTCTTAAATGGTTTATCAAATTTATCGAGAAATAGTCTCAACGACTTTTCGTTTGCTATCATAACATGAGTAAACTCGTCATTATAAATCATCTGCCATGAACTCTCATTCGCACCATTCACATCTAGGTTTGTATCGTGACTTATTGGAAGAGTCAGATGTCTATTTGCAACCATTAGAGATGGAATGAGAGATGTCAACATTGCAGAAGCATGATGTAGGTTTCTTGAGTGAACAACCTTTGAGTTCTCATCAAACTTAAATATATCCACATTCCTACGGGAGATTGTCATAACTTCTCGATGAGAGAAGTAAACTGGTCTAGATGGTTTAGTTGTTCCAGAAGTAGAACTCATCAATAGAGGGTCATCAGGAGAAATTTCATAATTAAACGTTGTATCTTCAGTTGACATTTCTGGCAGTTTTACCGCATCTATCGATTGTCCCCCATATCGTCTCATCATCTCACCGTGGAGACCACCATACACACCATCACCCTCATGACTAAAATGTAGATAAAAATCAGATGGCCCATGTAGCGCAAGTTTGGTGTATGGAAGAGATTCTTCTGTCGCGGGACTGTCTAACAATATAATCTTTAGACCCATCTCTGCACATGCGATGATTGCAGAGACATGCATAGTATCAACACTTAGGAGTGAAATTGTTACGAGATTGCCTTTTACTACACCACTAAGTTCTAATAGATGTTTCCATCTATTGATTAGTCGAATAAAATATTCGCGTGATTCTCTAGGTTCTGGTTGGTTTTGATGGTCAGACCACCAAATCTCTCTATTGATTATATCACGATTTAAGATGTCTTGAGTGTATTTTACACCCGATGAATTCATTGTAGTAGTCATCATTTAACAATACGTCATTTTCAAATTGCAGTTTTGCCTCATAGTAAGAACATTCACCTTTAGTCTTACAAAGTCGTAGTATCTCTCGATTGAAGGAAACACCCTGTTCTAATAGGTCTAGAACGGCGCCAGAAGACCCGTGGTAACTTTGCCAATCAGACTGGACTCTTGTCCTCACTTTTCTCTTTCTGGTTTTTGTCTTGGGTAACACTTTGGGTTTCCAGAAAAACTTTTTACCAATATACTTTTTACCGTTCTGTAGATTTGTAATACAGTAGACGAACCCCTGATATTCTTCAAGGAATTCGTCTACTGGTTCAAATACTTTATTTTCATACATCCACATGAATGTATATATGGTTATGATATTGGTGTTCCGCACATAGGGCAGAATGAGGGCTCTTCCTCGCTATCGTAAACTAGGACTTCAGTTCGATGGTCACAAACTTCACATTCGAGTTCATACGATTCGTCCATTATGCTGCAACTTCATCCCAACCCCAGTCACCTTCCATACCATTTACAGAGTATTCGGTAACACGTTTCTCGAAGAAGTTGTCATGCGATGCACCATTTAATACCCAGTCTAACCACGGTAGGGGATTATCCTTGACACCAAACTTTGGTTTCATACCAAGTTGTAGGAGTCTACGGTCTGCGATGTGACGGATATATTGTTTGACATCCTCTTCGGTCAGACCTTCCATCTCCATACCATCAAAAGCAAGTTTGATGAAACGGTCTTCGAGTTTGACTACATCTTTTGCCATCTGATAGATTTTAGATTTCAGTTCATCGTTCACGATGCGCGGATGTTCTTCACAGAACTCACGGAATAGTTTCGCGTTACCCTGAACATGCAGAGTCTCGTCACGAATAGACCACTCAACAATTGTTCCCATACCCTTCATCTTACCATACCGTTGGAAGTTCAACAACATCACAAACGATGCGAACACTGACAGACCTTCGTTGAATACAGACTGTGCGAGGGCCAATGCCAGACCCGTATGACTGTTGATGTCACCCTGTTTCATGAAGTCAATCTTGTCGGACATCTCTTTGTATTCGAGGAACATATGGAAGTCCTCATCAGGCAGACCCAGAGTATCATTCAACAATGCATATGCACGTTGGTGAACTGCTTCTCGACCCGCAAACGATGATAACATATTACGGACTTCATTATTCTTGAACTTTGGAATCAGAAGTTCGTGGTAGTTCTCACCAACTTGAACATCTGATTGTGTAAACAGACGGAGAACCTGTGTGATAAAGTTCTTCTCTGGTTCACTCAGTTTAGTCTTCCAATCCTGAACGTCTTCGGACAGTTCTGCTTCGTCTTCAATCCAGTGTATCTCTTCGTGTTTCTTTGATAGTTCCACTGCCCACGGGTAGAGGAACGGCCGGTATGTTTTTGAAAAATCTAGTAATGACATTTTTTATCCCTCGCAAGCACGACATTCATCGTCTTCTTGTGTTTCTAATGATTTGTTTAGGTATTCCATAAGTTCTTCATATCCGCCCACATATTCTCCTTCCAGATAAATCTGTGGGACTGTTTTGACATCTCGGCCTGTCACTTCACGAGCGGTCTTACCTATCTCTTTCAGGTCGATGTAATCAAAAGGAATACCCCTCAAGCGGAGTTCTTCCTTTGCCATAGAACAGAATGGACAGTCGGACTTACCATAGACGATAGAACGCATATCACCTTGTAGTGCGACACGTTCTACCTTCTCAGACACGTTCTCTGCCCGTTGTTTTGATTCGGTGCGTAGGTAATAGAGACCTTTCAATCCTTTCGCCCATGCACTATAGTGAACCTTGTTTACATAAGACTTATCCGCACCAGACGGGAAGAACAGGTTCACAGATTGACCTTGACAAACAAACTGTTGACGTTCTGCGGAGTGTTGCACCACCCACATCTGGTCAAGTTCATCTGCGGTCTTGAATACTGCCTTCTCACCTTCGGTAAGGAACGGTAGATGTTGAACAGAACCTTTCTTGGTAATAATAGATGTCCAAGTGGATTCGGTGTTCTCACTTCTCTCATCAAGCAGTTGTTCGAGGTATTTGTTCTTTACCAAGAATGAACCCGCACGAGTTCGATGAGTATATGCATTTGCCTTCAGCGGTTCGATAGAAGGACTTGTTGATAGAATTATTCCTGAACTTGCGTTGGGCGCAATGGCAAGCAAGTGTGAGTTGCGCCTTCCAGACCCATCGCCATCAGGATATTCACCACGTTCTTGGGCAAGGAGTTCAGTTTCTGCAACTGCTTCTGATTTAATGTGGTCAAACACGGTTCGGTTGATTTCTCTTGCGGCTTCAGACTCCCATGCGACTCCATGTTTTTGGAGGAGACTGTGGAATCCCATTGCTCCAAGTCCGATTGACCGTTCTCTTGCTGCACTGTATTTTGCTCTGGCAATGGTGTCGGGTGCGTTGTCGATAAAGTATTGCAAGACATTATCGAGCATCCTAACAAGGTCACGCACAATAGTTGTATCTTTCCATTCATCGTAGTATTCTAAATTCAGAGATGACAGGCAACACACCGCAGTTCTGTCTGCGCTGGTTGGTAGGTGAATCTCATTACACAGGTTTGACCCGTGAATCTTTAGTCCTTTATCTTTTAACGGTTGCGGTAACGCATTGTTTGCCGTATCTATGAAGTTAAGATAAGGTTCACCTGTTCGAAAACGAATCTCAAGGAGACGTTCCCACAACTTACGAGCATTAACTGTTTCTTTTACTTCACTATTCTTTGGGTCACGAAGGTCAAAGTCTTTGTCTTCTCTGACACACTCCATGAACTCATCAGTTATATTTATAGCGTTATGAAGGTTCAACGCCTTTCTTTGCACATCACCTGTAGGAATTCTCATGTTCATAAATTCTACAACGTCAGGATGTGAGATATCCATATATGCGGCATAAGAACCCTTGCGTGTCTTACCCTGACGGTAAGCAATCATGTCTGCATCTACCGTATGCAGAAATGGGATTGGCCCTGGCGCAATGTCACTGACCGTTCGCACACTAGACCAATGTCCGCCAACACCGCCACCGTAAACAGAAAGCCACCGAAGCTCACTAGAATGGCTAATAAGACCCTCAAGAGTATCGGGGACATATGTGAGGAAACAAGAGATAGGCATCCCTTTGTCTTTTTTCTTTCCGTTGGGAGCGTTAGATAATACTGGACTAGCAAACATAAAATGCTTATTACTAACATAATCATATAGACGTTGTGCGAGTGCATCATCTATTTCCTCTCTATATTTTGACCACGCCCTTGCTGCTCTTGCAAAACCTTCCTGTGGTGAATCTTCATAATCTAGTAGGTAGAAATCTTTTAACATTCCGACAGCGTATTCTGCAAGGATGTCATCTTTGTTTCGGTCAATCTTTACGGGCATTGAGGGTGTCCTTAGAGTCAAAGGTTTTGTTTGGGGATAGTTATATCTATACCCAGACGAGTTTTCAGATTATAGTATTATACCCTAAATGGGCGGAAAAGTCAAACTTTTTTTATCAAAAATTGTAACCAAGTGAAATATAGGTCACACTATATTCTTCTTCGGAATCATCGCTGATATAAAGGTCGTTGAGAGAGAACATTAAATTCTTACTGACATGGTAATCGATACTGAACTGATTCTTGGTCAACTCATGATAGTCACCATTTTCCCACAAATACTTGTTAGTGATACTGATAGGAGAGTCAGGGTGTTTGTATCTAATCCAAGTAGAGTTTCGCCAAACGAGTTCTGTATAGTCCTCAGTTCCCATCTGTGTGATGGTGAACTCATGAGACATCTTCCATTTATCGTTGCGGAAGAACTTATATCCCCATCCCACACCTGTATGCGGCCGGAACTCTGCCATCAAACGATTGGCATTGTAGTTAAAACCAAAGTTTGCAATACCATAATGTCTTGGTGTGAAATTAAGAATAAACTCATACTCACCATCTGCGCGGTCAGTAAGGTCTTCACCATTCACTGAAGTTTTATAGACATTGGTTTCAGTTTCAATCTGAAAGTCTTTACCTTCAGGCTCCCATATAAACTTTTGATGTAGATTGAAACTCTTGGTATTACTATCTTCTACTTTGTAACCAAGTTTGATATAGTTCTTACCGAATGCAGGCCCTGACCAAACAACACAAGCAGTAACCAGTGTTGTTAATAAAACTAAGAATATTTTATTCATTATCTACGAGCCTTATCAATCGCACGAGAACCAAACCAGAACGAGATAATGGCAGCGAAGATTGCTTTTGTATCGTCATCCCAGAGAATATTAATTGCATCAGCGAAGTCTGTTCCCTTCTCTAATGCCTCCATTAGGAGTGTTATCTCAATAACAGCAAACAACCCAAAAAAACAGTATGTGATAATAGGGCGAACTGACTTCTGTAAACCAGCAATAAACCCTGTGCCTTGATTAATAGAGATATCATGTTGAATTAACCTATCATGTTCATTATCTGCGGCCTGTGCTTCCCATGCCCTTAACTCATGGTCGAACCCTGCTTTACGCAGTTCTGCCATAGTTTTCATTTTTTCTAGTTCAAACTTCTGTTGACCTTTTTGTTTGAAATGGTCTGTGATAGCAGGGACAACCGAACCACCAAACCCTAACACACTACCTAATAATCCACTTAACATTATTTACTCCAATATGTTTTACTTTCTTCACGTTTATCTATAAATCTTTTGAGGACTTCAATATCCTTCTTCTTTTTCTTTTTCATATGGACAGGGACAATCTTTTCTGGATTTTCTCCCGCACCCGCAACCGCAGATGTGCCCATAAATTCTCTAAAACTCTTCATCGGGTAATCTCCCCTGTCGAAAAGTATACCCACTGTTTAGAGTTTTCGTGGATACCCTTGTATATGTTGATACCTAAAATTTCATCAATCGGAGATGCATCGGTCTCAACAACACGAATCTTATCATCCTTCTTTACGACATCTTCACATTGAACAGTTAGTGTATCGTATCTCATTCGGTATATGCCTGGCGATAGTTCATTATTATCAATCACAAACCACTGGGAGTCCTCAACCAGAACATCTAGAATATCAATCCCCGTTTCTTCGTGAATTTGCATCACTCTATCATCTGATAATTCACCATGTTCTCGTATGAGTGCGAGTGCTGCACCATAACGTGCAATGACAGATTGACCGCCTGGCGCCTTTGCCATTATTCTTTTTAGATTGATAACAAGTCTGATGAAGGGAGTATAGTGTGTTCTATATGCCTCACGGTCATCAGTCTTCAAAGTGTTGAAGTCTGGATTCTTCTTACCATCTGCATCGATGATGCCTGCCTTATACGCACCCATCTTCTCGAATGGTGTTACGAGAAGTTTCAGGAATCGAATCGTATAAACGAGGTCTGCTGCTGACTTTAATATACCCATAGTTCTATTTATATGTTTCGAAGTCTTTCAATGACTAATTTATCCATTTCAATATTGGTATACATATCGTTTTTGATTGCCTTGAGAAAGATAAGAAATGGTTTGAGTGTTTCCCAATGGTCGAGTTCAATCTTGAGTTCGAGGATGTCTAGTCCTGCCTCATGACCAAATACGTTGAAAATTACTATGAGATGATTAATGATGAGTCTTTCAGACAACTCACCTGTAGTTTTGTATCGATTGAGAAGTCTTTTGATATACTTAAATCTTTTTAAGTCCTCAAAAAACTCCTCACTGTCGATACATTTAGGATTATAATAGTGCTTCGCAGCGTATACTATTAAATTATCTTTTGTTAATTGCATTATGAAAAATCCAAACAGAGGGTATATTACCTCTATCTAGTCTTTCAGTATGCCAGTCATTCTTTCAACAAGGGTTGACTTCTTTTTACGGCGGTCAAGTTCTACGCCATGTTGGCGACCCAATGCTTCAAGTTCAACCTTTGACATATCATCAAGTGACTTATCACCAACAGGTGCTTCGGTCAATGTCTGAACTTCCACAGGGACTTCAACTTGTTCTACAACTGGTGTAACACCAAAGAACTCATCAATCTGTTCTTGGGTGAAACCACCAGATGCATACAATTCACCAGTGTCAGGGTCTTCCCATCCACGGGCAGTAGGGATAGCGTTTTCACACCAAGCAGGGGCTTTAATTGTCATCTTTATCATCCTTATTTTACATAACCACGGCGTTTTGCCATTCTTTCGAGAAACTTTCTTGCTTCTCTTGTTCTTGCATCATGTGGATTCTTTTCTTTTTGACCCAGTTCAGCAATTTCACTCATTGTCTTACCAGAGATTATGTCTTGTGCTTTTGCTACAAGTTCATCAGCGGTATCTTCTTTGACAGGCGCTTCGGTTGACTTCACAACATTTGTATCACCTGATGCATTGTCCTGTGGGCGTTTACCAGATTTTGGTTTGGTTGCTTGACCAGCTTTGGTAGTCTTGTCTTTAGCGTCTTCTACATCGTCTTCCATTTTCTTGTCAGACTTGTTATGAGCATTCGCAAATTCTTTAGACTTTCCAGATTCCTTGTCCATCATACCTTCTGGTTTGGTGGCATTGGACTTCTGTTGTTTTGCAGCAGTCTCAAGCATCGCAATCAACTGTTCAGTTGACTCACCGATTTTACTGATTTCCGCAGTCTTGGCGTTAGATGCAACTTTCTTCTTGTCATCTTTTTTACCAGCGACCTTTGGCATATCTTTCTTTTCTTCGCCGTCTTCTTCGCCACCATTCTCTTCTTCGCCGTTTTCTTCATCTTTTGCCATCGCTTTACCGATTGCTTTACGGCGTTTGTGTAAGAATTCATCAGAGTCATCAACATCGCCATCATTGTCGATGTCTTTGTCTTTACGGTCTTTGAATTTCTTCTTAGCAGCCTTTGGGTCGGCCTTATCAAGACCATCACCGTCATCTGACTTATCATTAGAAGCGTCTTCTTTTGCAAGTCTTGCTTCTTCTGTTTTCACATCATATTTTTTACCGGCAACAACAAATGTATCATCACCTTTTTCTTTGGCGGCTTGCAATGCTGCTGTGAAGGCATTACCTTCATCAGTTTTCTTTTTATCTTTCTTCGTATGACTGGATTCTTCGATGACTTCCATGTCGGCGACAGGGACACGTTCCTCGATACCATGTTTGAACTGGACATCATACCACTCAACAAAACCATCGTCTGTAGGAATCGCGTGTGATTCATAGACAGGTTTTCCAAGACCCCATTCAGGGTGGTTGACTGTGATTGCACAGTTGTGGTCTTTTGAATGACACAGTTCACGAATTTCTTCTTCTGTGTAACCTTGTTGTTTCTTGGATGTCACGGATGCCCACGCTTCACCCAATCTTTTCATATCTGATGTTCTCATTGTTATCTCCGTTTACATCCACATAAATTTAACCAGACCAGCGATTATCGCTGCACTGATAAGGTATACTACCTTGTTAATGATTGAGACGGTTCGAGCATTATCGTCTACCTTTTTCTCAATCTCGTCTAGTTTCTTAGAAAATTTATTCATGCGCTCGAAATTATTCTGATTATTACTTTCAAGATTAGATAATTTCTCTTCCACACGAGCAAGAGAAATCAATGCATCCGCAAGTTTGTCTATCTTATCTTCAAGACGGTCAAATCTTACAGAGGATTCTGTCTCAATCCTTGCGAGGCGTTCTAATTGTGTTTCCTTAGCCATGTCTTCCCATTAAACTATAGTTCTATTTATAAGTTGTTTGTTCTTTATTCGATATTTTTCTATTTTTACCGACCATTCATCAAATAAAGAGTCATCCAGTCCTAAATAATTTATAATGGTATAGAGAACATTCTCTGACCACTCTTCATCATTATGGAACAAATCGTATGGGTCAACCCCAATCCAATCATGTCCCTCTGGAATCATATTCTTGTATAGTTCGGTCAGTTCTTGACACGACTCCCACGGACGATTCCAAAACTTATCAACATCAAATCCATTCTGAATCAACCAGTGACCATCAGGATTATTCTGTCCTAGACCAAGTTTTGCTCTCGCAAGTTGGTCTATGTATTTAACACTCTTCTCTGTTCTTGACTGGAGCAAGATAGTCTTTGTTTCGCTCCAATCATTCCAAAGATAGTCTCGATAGTATTCTTTGTGAACATGAAAACCATACCCGTGGTCTAGTCGTATGTTCCAAAGAGTGTCATCCCAATCTTTACCCGATACAGGTTGACTACCATCCATATAATATTGAGAGATTTCATCGTTTCTCTCTAGAAACCATCTCTCAACTGATTCATCATGTTCCACCTTCTTTGTAACAACATCACTGTGTTCCGTCAGAAGACTTCCCAGAAACTCACCTCCACCGCCACCGCGATAGAGAACATTAATTAACTTCATCCCAAATTCTCAGTCTCAAGTCTCCTTTACCTTTGATGATTCTGTGATAGACCATCTTCGGTATGCGATACAATCGACCCTTTTCCATAATAAAAGGCAACTGATTGTCTAGTTGCAATTTCCAGTTATCACCATCGAGAACAGTAACCTCACGATTACAGGAGTCACGATGCCATATCAAATCCATTTCTTGGATATCTTCCCCAAAAGTTCTGACTCTTTCACATTTGTCAGGACTGAAGATATCCGTATAGGGTTTTACCAAAAGAAACTGCCTCCTCCTGATAGACCAAGTTGTTTCGCATATCTAGGCAAACGACATGCCCAGTATGCAGCCTTAGTTTTATCGTTCTGTTGGTCACACTTATGACGGGCAGCGAATGACTTACGCGCCTTAGGGTCATTGAGTTTAACCTTCAGTCCTGTGGTATCACCCCATGATACTTTCTTAACATTACCAGTTGAAGGGTCACGAACATATACATAGTATTTTTTCGGCCCACCTCTCTTCGGTTGATTCAGAGGCACATCTTGTTTGTCTTCTTCAAAGATGCAGTCTAGTGCAACGTGTTCACCACGCCATTGTGCAAACTCACCTAAGTTAGACTCCATGATATCTACATCTGCGGCATCCAGTTCGAGATTACCCGCATAGTATTGTTCCCGTGCTTCACGGAAGTATTCATAATACTTTTCTGACCCGACCCGAAAAATGTTGTTTTCAATAAGAGACGAACAAGTCCCACAACACTCGTCAGTTCCACAATCTGTGTGTTCTGTGAATCTTTGCATTTACCTACCTAAAAGTTTTTTGATGTCTGCAAGAGATTTGATGCTCTTTTGGAATTTCTCTTTTTCATTTGGTTTTGATAATGCATTAAAACGCGCCAGTGCCGTTTTCGCTTGGTCGCGAGTAACTTTTCCTTTTCCTCTGTCAAATTCAATGTTTGCTCCTGTTGGTAAATCAGCCGCTTTACGCAACTGCATAATAATATTCTTTGATGCTGCCTTACGGTCATCATCGGTTGCTTCGATATCTCTATCTTTTTTAGTTCGTGCCATACCTTTGGTTGCACCGCGAGCGCTCATATTACGCATGGCATCACGATATGCGCGAGACTCCTTGACTTCTTCGACAGACTCAGCAGGGACAACTTGAACTTTGGTCATGAATCGTCTATCACGAGTAAACCTTGTTGCTATACCAAGTTTTCTAAATGCCTTGTTGATTGCATCTTTTTCACTTGTTGCTCTGACAGTTGCACCACCTTCACCTTTGACATTTACTTGGAAGAGGTCATCTTTACCTTCTTTGACTTCTGGTTTCTCGTGAGTGTAACCCATCTTGTCCATACGAACATGGTCTTCATACTTCTTTGCCATGTAACCTTTACCCGTCTTTGGGTCATACATCATATGCGGTTTGAAATCATCTTCAGATGCACATTCGTTCTTTGGTTTCTCACCACGTTCTTTCTTTGAGATTGCAATCGCAGCTTGTTGAGCAGGAGAGACTGCTTCACCTAAACCTTGTTTAAGTTTGATTTTAGGTAATGCTCTTTGAAGATTTTTGAACTGAGCATCAGATAAGATAATTTGGCCACCAATTTCGCTTGCGCTTGTGCCTTTTTTGACAGTTATCTCAACTCCTAGTTTTCCTTTACCAGCCGCAAACCTTACTATTTGTATACCGCCTTTATTGTATAAATCGGTGGCTTCTTCTAGAGATTCTGTAGATTCGTTCATACCTAACTCCTTACGATACTGGTCAATTTGTGCTTTTATTTTTTTCTGTGCGGGTGAACCTGGCATTGCTTTCATTGCTTTGGAATACAGACTCGCAAGTTTCGCCATGTCTTGTCGGCGCATCATCGCCTGTTTCATTTTACCTTCTTCCATCTCTTCGCCTTTTGCTCTTTTTATTTGGTCTGGAGTCGGTGCGCCCTTGTCACCTTTTTTTCTCATCTTCTCACCCGAACCCTGTTTGATTCGTTGTCTCTTCTTGTTGATATTATCCCAGAGTGACATTATGCTAAATCCTTATCGTGGTTCAACCCACCCTTTTTCTTTTTAACGATAAAAGCATTGACCCGTGCATATCCCCACTGTGATGGAGTGGTGCCTGGCCTGTGTCCAGTTCTCCATGCGGCAACACCACGGTCATAGACCTTCTTCAGTGTGCCATATGAGATACCAGACTTCTCTGCTTTCTTTGTGAGTGCTTTATCTGCCTCAGTGATAAATTGAGTGAAACTGTTCATGGTCTTGTCGCCTTGTTTTTTGCTTTTGCTCGTGCGATTCTTGCACGGTCTAACATGGTATCGTGTTTTTGTTTATCACGTTCTTTCTCTGATTTGATACGGTCTTTCGCCTGTTTTACTGCGTCTTCACTTACTTCTGCAATCGCTAATTGTTTCGGCAGTTTACCCTTCTGAACAAGACCATCAATATACTTAATCATTTGTCTAGGACTACTCAATCCATAACTTTTGAAAAAGTCAAATGCAATATTCTCTCTACTCCTACCCTGTTTTTTAGGGTCAGATTTGTTTTTTCTTCTAAAGTTTAGATACGCACGAACCGCATCCCTGTAGTCTTTTTTGTTAATAATTTGGTCAAGTTTCTTATCCAAATCAGGGAGTAAAACTATTGAACCACCCTTACCACCAAATGGGCCAGTCTTACCAAATACTCTTTCGTCAAGTTCTGACTCTTCATACATGTCCTTGAATGCTTTGGTATACTTAGACGGTTTCGTCTTTGCATCCTTGTCACCTGGCGCTGGTTTGTATGCAGACGGGTCATCATCGTCTTTTGCAGCACCTTTCTTGAAATGTGCGGCACGTTTCTTCTTGGTTGACTTTGACATGTCATCGCCTTCAGCATCCTTCGCATAATACTTTGCGGGTTGCGTCCCCTTGACATCCTTACCAATCTCTGTGTCTTGGCGTGATTTCTTCTCGACCAGTTCTATTGCATTCAACCATTTACGGAGTCTCTTATTACCACATTCAACGATGACATAGTTCGCACCCAGAACAGATATGATACCGACTTCATCACTTTCTTTGATAACAACAGTGTCACCCAATTCAAATAGTTTACCTTCGACATATGCCTCGCGAGTGTCATCCAGTTTACCCAAGTCAATGTGTCGTTTGAAGGAGCGTTCTTCTTTTAGTCCCAATCCCGTGCGAACATCGTTGAAGAGTTTGCGAGTGTCGCGGTCTGACATACTTGACGGGACACCTTGACTAAATGATTGATAGTCATTTTCCTTTGCGTTTGCACGTTGTTTAGATGCAGACATTCCCTCTACACCTTCTGCGTCAGGGTCGCGTTGACCCGCAGATACGATATTGATTGATTCGAAGTTATAGAAACCGTGTTTTGCTTTCTTACCGTTGTATTTATTCAACAGGACATCGAACTCACGCAAACGGTCTTCACCGACCACCATCGTGATTTTCTTGTAACCCATGTCATACAGTTTAGAAGCGACATCAAATACATTCTTTACTTTTTTATCTACGATGATGTTACGACCATGTTTTGGGAACATCTTACGCATATGTTTTACTTTGTCAGAATACGACAGTGGGTCTTTTGCGCCCTGTGATTGGGACAAAAAGATTTTATAGTCAGACCCCTTTGACTTCTTGACAATAGTGTCAATAACTTTGCCATGACCAATCGTTGGCGGATTCATCCGACCAAACGTGAAAAATACCTCACGTTCTTCTTCGACCAAGTATTGTTGGAAATTCTTAATCACTTTGTTGATTTCCTCGTTTCTTCGCGATTTCTGCTTTACGAACCTTCGGAAGAAGTTTTCTCGCTAGTTTATCAATCTTTGGTTTCAGTTTATCTAGGCGTTTCTCAAGTCCCTGTCTACGAGCCATTGAGAGTTCACCTTTTTCAACACCTTTAGTCATTTTCTTGAGGAAGGTATTTCGTGCTTGTTTCTGCGCTCTTGTTTTCAATTTATCAGTAGATGCAACTTTACGGGCAGCACGTTTGCGACCCATTGCAATTTTTGCTTTATTTTTCTTGAGAGAGCGCGCGAGTTTTAGGCGTTGTTGCATACTGAGTGCTTCGTGAGTGCCTTCACCAGAATCGCGTTTTCTTTTCTTCGCGTTGGTTGCTTGGAACTCATCACCCGTTTGGGTGTAGTCCACATTCAAAAATGTTTTCAGGCTCATTGGTTTAGCCATCTTACTACCTCTTTGGTTTTTCCCATCCCTTCAGTATATCTGGACTGAAGTTGTTATACGAAAACTCAAGGCGGTCAACCAACTTGACCGCATCACCACCTAATTTATCAATAGCGACAAAACCTTCTGCGCCGGTGCGAACCTTGTATCCTTTTTTAGTTTGCACAAATGCATCATACTTTGCAATACTATTAAGTTTATTTATAAGTTTTAGTTTTGCTAATACAATATTTTTCTGTAGTTCAAACATGTTTATCAGCGACTTTTTGTTTTTTGTGGAGAAGAACTTCATGATTTCGTCCAACTTTGCCTGTTGAACCATGCGTCCCTTCTCTGATTTACGCTTGTCCATCTCTGCTTTGAACTTTGTATTAATCCATCTAATAAGACCCGTCACATGACTACGACTGTTTGGAATCATCTGTCCTTCACGCACATATGTATTGTTATATTGTTCGATGAGTTGTGCAAGGTCTGGATTACCTTCTAACTCACGCAAAGTCGAACCAGAAATCTTATTGAATATCTTACCCGCATCTGATAGGTGTTTAGTGACAGCGGCAGTCTCTTTTGCATTCATTGTCGCACCACCAGTTTCGCGTAACATCGCATCAGCAGAGTATACGTTCTTTGAAGACTTGAACTTCGATACATCGACACCGTAGGATGCCTTCATGCTTTCAAAGTCTTTTCCGTTGTAGGTTGTGTGCCAGACGATTCCGATTTGCGCTTTGCGAACTGCTTCTGCCTGTTCGTATGGGATTGCGTATATGATTGTGTTGGGGTGGAAGGTTGTATAGCGTTGACCCTCAATATCTTCATTCTTTAAGTCTCCTTTTGAGAACAAGAAGTCTCCCTGAATGACACCTTTGATGCCCAGTTCAGGAAGGTAACGTAGTGCGGCTTTCATCTTATCTGCAAGGTCGCCTGACATGTCTGCGTCAATCTCGTCATTAGTCTTGTAAACCTTCGGGTTCTTGGCAAAGATACCTTTCTTCGCAACAAAGAACTCACCATCGCGTGGGTCTTGACCACAGAAGATTGCAGGCGCACCGTCCCACTTGACCGACAGTTTGGAACTAGTCTCACCCGCAAGCATGTCACGAAGTTCACGCAATGCATTGATTGCCTGACGAGTCCCGTTCACACCACCATAGAGAACCTTGTCCTCAATATGAGTCATGTGAGTATTCTTTTGTTCGTAAAGAAAATCTGGGATATGAAGTATCGTTGTCATTACTAAAACCTAATATTTTTCTTTGTTGAAATTATTGGGGTTGCGCCGAGAAACTTATAGAGTTTACTCGCACCTTTCTTGAAATATGATGAGACCTTACTCCAAGTCCCTCTCACAAAGTTACCAATTTTTCTCATAATGGATACTTCTATCAAAAGTTCTTCTTGGTCATGTTCATAACCCTCTTGCATCGAATCTACAATTAAGGATATCACTGACCAGAAATTATACTCACCAGTTTTCTTTCCCTTTATCTTACGAGATGAGGTTTTGAACCTCGCCTGCAATTTCATTGCATTCGCAATTTTGAGACAATAGTCATCATCATAAACAGAATGAATAACAACCTTATCGCCGTCAGCCGATGCAACCAACATAAACTCTGCGGCCGCATTAGAGTTTTCACCAAACTTTTCAAACCCAGACATCGCCTCTCGTGCAAATTCAACTTTGAAAGATTTGGATTCATCAAACATCGCACCTAGTTCTGACATTGCATCCTTATGCGCCTTCTCTGCACGATTGACTACTTCATTCGTTCCTGCTTTGATTATCGGTCTTAGTTGAGATGGTGCAAGAGTATTTTTTACAAACCCTTCAAGAACTTCGGTGGTTTTTTCATATTGTGGAGATTTTACAAGGTCTGGATTAGAATTTTTGATGGCGGCTTCGAATGTTGCAGTTGACTCTGATTTACCACCCGACATCAATTGTGCCAGACCAATTTTAACAGAGAATCTCATATCACCTATGAGAACATCTGTTTTGGGTGTAATATCACTTGCACCATAAGATTTCCAAAAAGAAGTTAGAGATGCTTTCGCACGACCATACTGTTCTGCCTTTCCCTTCTTGAGTTTTGGATACTTATTTAGAACTGATTGAGCAATCTTACGACCCGCCTCTTGTGCTTGAGGGTTTTCTTGAATTGCTTTGAAAACTTTATCAGAGATGCCGTGGTCTGCACTAGTCATCGGTTTGCCAGTGAGTTCATAGAACCCCATGACAATCGCTGCCTCATAGTCCTCAGCCTTCAGTGCTTCTGTAATGAAATTGTCAAACTTTTGCATCGATTTCCTATTTACACAAATAGTATTATACCACTATTTATAATAAAATGGAAGTCGAATCTTGTTCTTCATTATACTTTTTGATGGTATCACGCAAAGAATTAATCCAATTGTCTCGATGTTCGACAAAGATTTGTGGTTTGTCTTCACCGTCAACACTGATAAGTGTAACGAGTTGGGTGATAGGTTGTCCCGTGCGTTCTTCCCACATGACCGCATATGCAGCCTCTTGCATGAAATAATTCTTCACCCAGTCTTTCTTTTTCTTTTTGCGACTGGTCTTAAAGTCGATGATAGATAGTTGTCCATCGAATTCGGCAACACAGTCTACGCGACCAGCAACGCCTAAGTGAGTTGAATAGAGAGGTGCTTCCTGTGCGTAGACTGTGCCGATAAAACCATCGAGAATTGGTTTCATAATAAGAAACGACTCAATCACATCGGGGGTATAACCCTCTTTGTAATTTTCATCGTTGTCAACATACTTCTCGATGATTTCATGAACCTTTGTTCCCCGTGACGATGCACGGTGGGAGATACGATTTGCTTCTTCCTCACCAACCCGTTTACGCCATGCGGCGATACTATCCCGCGAAAGAATAGACAGGACAGTAGTAATAGACGGAAGGTCAATCCCTTCGGGGGTCTTATACTTGCGACCCTTCTCCGTGGTGACCGATTCCATTTCATTGAGTTGTGTAGGTTGATGATTAAACATTTCGTATCTTTTCCATTTTCTTTCGTGCGGCATTCCACTGAGTGTAGGTCAATGGTTGACGAGCTACACCATACTTGAGTTTGCGTTTGGTAAACTCTTCCTTGAGTATCTTCTTGGCATCTGCACCGATGAATGCACCGACTAGTTCCAACAAAGCACGGCGGAAAGAACGACCATGATGCATGTGACCCAAACAGTGTGTCAACTCATGCAACAGAGTGTATTCATCCAACCCTGCTTTACTATCTAGGACTACTGCCCAACCATCAGTCCAACCAGCAAAACCTCTACCTGTGTTACGTTCTTTGAGAACGACTGCGGGTTGTTTTATAAGGTCACGGTCTGTGCGACTTTCTAGTTTCCAAACCTTCTGCCACTTTTTGGTCTTGTAGATTTGTTTCGCACGTTTCTGTGCTTCCTCAATAGTCTTGAAGTCTTTGACTTTGTATCGTCTCTGGAAAGCAAACTCTGCCTGATAGGTCTTGGACTTTTCAGTATCATTACGACCATTAGCACCACGATTCTGTTTGAACCGATGCTTTCGCAGATATTCATTATACGCCTGTTTCAAGTTTACATCCATTGTGCCAGCATCTCCTTTGCTTCTTGTGCTACTTGTGCTTCACGACCATACGCATCGATTTCCCACGGTTGGTCATCATACTTCGTATTCGTATGATACTCACCATCCCACTCTGCAACTTTGACCAGACGGTCATCGATAATCTTGATACCGTGGTCTTTCAAACGACCACTTGCAATCTGTTGAGCATGAACCATCTCATGAGCGATATTCACTTTGATGGTATCGATATCGAGCGCTTCGCCTTGAACGTGCGTAGCAATCTCGATATCAATATCATCCTCGTCACCATAACAGTAACCACCAGCATCTGCATCACATTTTCTTTTGAGTTCGATGCGAAGGTCACCTTCATATTGGTCAAGGACAAGAACAGCGGCTACAGCGTTGATGTAATCCTCAACGTCATATCCATTGTCTTCCAAGTAAATTTCCATAACAACCTCTCTTCTCACTATACCTTTATATTAAAGGCCTCGGCAGAAATTGTCAAGAACTTTGTTTCACAATAATATCAATGACTTAGACAGGGGCGCCCGAAACTTCGAGTCCTTCAAGAACTTTTAGAACATTCTGTGGAGATGATTCGCCATATGGGTCTTCACCATGATTGTCTGCAAACCCTGGCTCTGGTAAGAATTCCTCAACCACACCGTTTTTGACAATCATCGCATAACGCCATGACCGCATACCAAATCCGATATTCGACTTGTCAACCAACATACCCATCTTGCGAGTGAACTCACCCGTGCCATCTGGCACGACTTTGACATGTTCGAGGTTCTGGTCTTTTGCCCAACAGTTCATTACAAATGTGTCATTCACTGATACGCAGTAAATATCATCGATACCATACTTCCCAAACTCACCTTCTGCCACGAGTTTCTCAAAGTCAGGTAATTGATATGTCGAACATGTTGGAGTAAATGCGCCTGGCAGTGAGAACACCACCACACGTTTTTTCAAATCTTGACTACCGAACAGAAACGAACTGCTCACGTTCCGCCATTCAAATGGGTTGTCTCCACCCAGTTCATCATTACGAACACGGGTTGGAAATGTTACTTGAGGTAATGTTACACCTTTAATCATCTGTTATAACCTTTTCACTATTTAACATTGCTTCAATATATTCGTCATCATCGTTTTTCACCCAATGAGGACGAGCTTCCTCGCCTAGAGTTTCCTCATAGTCGATATCTTGAGTAGAGAAAACTCTACCAATCCAGTTTAATAATTTAATCATTAATCTTCCAATCAATCACTAAATGAATACGTTCACAATCTGTCGGATTATCAACAGAGTGTTCTATAGAATGTTCTATTTTGTATACTTTACCAACTTCCATATGTATCTCATCATTACCGTTACGAAACTTAATATCAGGATGTGTAATGATAGGAATATGTATACGTTTCTTATTACCAGTTCTCTCGTCTGCGTGTGGATAAATCCTAGAGTGAGGATTCATTAAATTAAAAATCAATGTCATACATTGTCCATCACCGAACTCATTTCTGACAACTTCGAAAAGTTCATCGAAAAACTTTTTGTTGTAATATTTTTCGTAGAATTTGCCTTTAATGGTTATGTCATCATTTAAGTCGCCTTCATTTAGAAACTCAACAACATCATGATTATTACCAACGTCTGAAGTAGTAATAATCTCTTCAATACTTTCATAGTTATTTTCATAGTCTTTTCTCATATTTAACAAAAGTGGCAGTCTATCCAATTCTCGAAAGAAAGGAATATATTTTTTACTGAATTTTGAAAATTCATCTATCCAGTCTGCATCATCAATATTAGAGAAGAGATTAATATAATAACTTACATCAACTTCACCAAGAACTTTAATCATTTGGTCTCCAATCCATTATCAGATGAATACGTTCATAATCTGTTGGATTTATGACTGAGTGTTCTTTTTCATGGTCAAACAAATAAACCTTACCAACTTCCATATGTATCTCATCATTACCGTTACGAAATTTAATATCAGGGTGTGTTACGAGTGGTATGTGTATACGCCTTTTGTTTCCTGTTGTATCATCAACATGTGGTTCAATATTTGAATGTGGATTCATAAGGTTTAACAAAAACATACTGATTGTTCCGTCACCGAATTTATCGGATAGTAATTTTTTTATATCGGTCAGTAATCTTTCATCATAAAACTTTTCATACAACCTACCTTTCAAGGTAACATAATCTTCGCCAAGACCACCGCCTGTTCTATAGTCCACTGCGTTATCAATCGACCAATTACTTGCGGCTTCCTCAACAGTATAATCGTCTCTAAATTTAGTTACATGTGTCTTCTTGAGAGAATATAACATAGGGAGTATTTCAAGTTCTTGGAAGCCTGGAATATAATGTTTAGTGAATTTATTGAATTCACCCATCCAATCTCTATCATCGATATTTGAAAAGAGATTGACGTAAGTGATTACGTCAACCTCTCCCAAGACTTTGATATTTTTAAGCGGCGAGTGCATACTCCACCGCTTTTTCTACAGCACGGACTTTGCGTGTCTGGTTTGAACCAAACCATGCAGAAGTCAAACGTGTGTCTGCCTCACGACCCATCTGGTGGTCGGTCAGGTAGGTCACACTGTTCAGTGCCTGCCACCATGTTCCTTCACCGAACTCTGCGCCAGGCTGAGTTTCCAGAACCTCGTATGCTTTTTGAGCATTGGTAGTCAGGTCTCCAACAGTCTTGACATTGACTTCCTTCTTACCTTGATAGGTGCGAGGGAATACTTCGTTGTAGTATTGAATCAATTCGCTAATACCAAAACGTTTGGATGAAAGAAACTCTGCGGTCTCTTTGTATTGTGCAAACTTTTCAGATGCAATACCCAAAGTCTCTTTTACTGAGTCAGGATTGAATGTAGTGCGGTGGTTCAGAGACACCGAGTTTGCAACCTTCTGACCAAGTGAGAGTGACAATGTGTTATTGCACACTACACGAATCGGTGTGAACCGAATGTCGATTGACTTACCATACTGGTGTGGATTGGAAAACAAGAGATATGAGTCAACTTGGTCACCACCAAGAATATCAAAGGTATCTTTCACCTTTGCAAGACCCCACACCATGTTACCGTCTTTGAGTGAACCAGCGGTGTGCATTTCCATGTCACCCGCAAGGACATACTCAGAGAAGAACTCAAATGCTTCTTCATTCTGAACAGGATTCCATCCTTTACCGATGACATCCAGAACCTTGTTGTCAGAGGAACGCACAAGTGCTTGTTTGCCTTCCACTGTTGCGCCAGACGATGTTACAAGGTCTTCCTTCTCAACCGTCCAGTCCAGACCAGCCTTATCCATCATCTGACGGGGAGTCAGGTCATTCGATACAGGAACACCAAGTCCGTGCCACGGAACTTCTCCCGCATACGCCATTGTTTCTACTGCATGTGCCATAATCAATCTCCTTCTAGTTTGTGATTATGTTCTTATATTATCACAACAAGAATAAAATGTCAAGTCTTTTTTCCAAAAAAAGTTAAAGAAATCCTATCTTTTCCACCAAAGTTTGGATTATGATAAGTCTGTGCGTCAAATGCAATTGCACGATTTGGTTGCCACTCTACATATTCATCCTTGATAGTTGTCCCCATACCTTCTTTTCCTACCATGTAGAGAACCCCCGACCTTTCGAAATTCGCATCGATGTGTTGAGGAATATTCATGCCGTATGTCATCGGTTCGGGAAAACTCTCTTTAGGATGTTTGAAGAAGGTCATCTTTTGAACTTCAATACCCAGTTCGCCTTTTATTTTCTCTGTCACTTCTGAATAAATGTCTGTCAGATTATCACTACGATAACACCCCACCCAAGACTGAACTCTATAATACTCACTGCCTAGTCTCTCACCATATTCATATGCACTATACATACGACATCGATGATAGTCTTCAATCAGTTCATCCCAGAGTTCTTCATCTAGGAAATTATCGATTATCTGTATCATGTGTGTATATCTCAATCAATTCATCTTTACCCTTGACCTTGATTTTACCTATAGGTCTTGACTTGATATCGGTGAGTTGTTCCATTGTGTGACTGGAATAGATTGTTTTGAAATCAACATAGTCTTCTCTTGCGGCAGTCGCTTCGAGTCTTGCGGCAAGGTTGACGGCATCTCCAATGACCGAATAGTCGAATCTGCTTTCAGAGCCCATGTTTCCAACAATACAATCGCCAGTATTAATGCCAGTCCCCACATTAATAGGCGGGAGACCGCGAGACTCATATTTCTTTTTAAGTTCATTTGTCTTCTCCTCTATCTCGATAGCAGACTTCACTGCCATCTCTGCATGATTCTCACATGGTAGAGGGGCGTTCCAAAACGCCATAATACAATCGCCCATATACTTATCTATAGTTCCACCGTTGTGTAGAATGATGTTGGTCATCTCGTTCAGGTATTCGTTGATTAGATTAACTAATCCTTCGGGGTCATCGTTGTTTTTGTAGTGTTCTGATATCGGGGTGAATCCACAGATGTCCATGAACAAGAATGTCATCTCTTTGCGTTCACCGCCCAGTTTCATCAGTGACGGGTCGTTAGCAAGCATGTCAACCATGTCAGGACTTAGATACGTTCCGAACTGACCCTTAATCATTTGTTTCGCTTTGAATTGTGTATAGAACTGGACAAACGAACCATGTGCAAAGATTATAACAAATGTTATAACAGGGAAAATGGGGTCAAGAAGCATAAAGGTATTGTCGAATATCAGTGATGCACCATTCACGAAACTTGAACTGATAATCAGGAAAAATACCCCCGAAATGACGATAGAGAGTTTAGATAACATGAATAGTATCATTATTGACACTAAAATCGTTGCGAAAAGTTCATAAAACTTGAACTCTGGCATCCGTATGATAGTCACACCATCAATCATCGTCTTCAACAGGTTCGCCTGAATGTCATGCGGATACATCGCACCGACAGGAGTTGATACGACAGATGTCCCCTTAAAGGTCGCACCCAGTATCGCAATACTTCCGCTTGGTATCTGGTCTATCTCTGTGAAAGAATATCTCTTGAACTCATTCCAGAATGCGATACGCACATTACTATTATCGTCTGTCTGCACTACATCAAACTTCGGTATGCGAACAAATCGTATTCCGTAATCGTCTGTCTTGATTTGATATGATATGTCACCCGCAGCCACGCGAAGGATATCCAGTGCAAAGGCAGGATACATGCGACCCTCGAAGTTCTCAATCAGAGGAACTCTCCGTGTGATACCATCGATATCCTGTGTTGCAGAGATTGTTCCATGACCCATTGCAGTTGTCATGAAGTCAGGTAGTGCAAATAACATCCCATCTAGTTCAGGTCGAAACTCTACCGCATCGCGGTCACCGAATGTTGCCACACCTACAGGTGTTGGTCGGGAGTCTGTGTTTGTCTTATCGCTTGGTGCAATAGCAATTACCGCTTCCATTTCAAACAACATATTTGAAAATGCGTCATCCCCTCCGAACCTGTCTGGTTCTGATAATAAGATATTGATACCTAACACTGACTGATTGCCAAGTTTTGCCAACTCGTCTGCCATTGTTTCGCGGGGGATTGGATACTGACCGAACTTCTCTAGGGTCGATTCGTCAATATCAATAAGGACAATCTGTTCAGATTGTTTTGATTCCTGTCCTCTTTGCATCGAGTCAAAGAAAGACAGTCTCGCACTTTCAAGGAGAAAGGGGTCGAGCAGTCTCAGGGTTATCATCAACCCCAGTGTAATAAGGACATGCCATGTTTTCATTGTTTAATACTTATAGTGGTATTACCGCCACCATTGACCGTAATGGGGTCAAGTTCCTTTCCATCAACATCTAGATTTATAGATGTCTCTTCGCTGTTCGAAACAGATATCTCCACGATAGATTGAACATTACGAATCATCGTAATCTTATCGCCCTCAACAACGGTGCTGATTTGAGTCACCGTGTCAAAGCCCTCACTCGTCCCTTCTACGACAGTATCACTCTTATCCTCTTTCTCTTTCAACAATTCTGCATCTAGGTCAGAGTAACTATCTAATAGGTTTTCGAGGAGTTCCACATCAAGGAAATTGATATCAAGTTCAGTAAATTCCAGATAGTCACGTTCAAACTCCTCGTTATCTAATAGTTGTTCATCGAGAAAGTCAATATCAAGAGGATTGATATTCTTACGACTGTCCACAGACGTATAGAACTCTTGTTCTGTCATTCTCTCTTTGGGTGGATTGATAATCAAGATATTATCCAACATATCTAGAGTCAAGTCTAGAATGGCAGGATTGCTGGGAGGCGCCTCAGTCACAGAGGTTGTGGTGGATTGAAACGGTTTGTTCAACACTACCTCACCAGTCATTGTCGAAACAATAATCTCACCCGATGATATACCATTCACATCAGGTAATAATACTACAAGTGTGCGACCAAACTCGTCTACGGTCACAGTAAAGTCTGTGCCGCGAATACCGATTGAGGCAGTCGGTGTTCTCAATCTAATATTCTCTTTCTCAATCGTCCCAAGTTTACCCGTAATGAAACGAGCAGTTCCCTGCGCGAATGTCATTGCAAGGTCAGACTTACTTGGGTCATCATCAAACACCACATTGTCAATCACAATGCGTGTGTGTTCGGTCATGCGAAGTTTCGAATCATCAACGAACTTCACTTGCATACGCCCCTCGCCTGTGCGAAGGTCGTCTTTTGCTATTATATCAAACCCCTTTTCAGGTTCGATTTCATTTGTGTCTCTAACTACTTGTCTCCAGCCGACTGCACGGTCTATGAGACCGACATCCTTACTGACAGCCGGTAGCGGTGCCAGAATCAGACTGAGAAACACATAAGGTATTATCTGTAGTCGTGTCACCTGAACCCTCGATTTCAATGCTCAATGTATCAGACTGTAACGTTGACTGTTGGTCTATTTGAATATCCCAGTAGTTTGTTGTTCCAACGCCATCGATTGTTACAGAGTGACCATCATATCCGTCACCATCATAATCGATTGTTACATTGTCTCCAGCGAAGTCAATGCTATTTGTTGCGTTGTTGATGTCAATATCAGCAGTTACACTGTTATAGTCACCGTCAACAATCCAGTCAACATCTGCGCCCGTTGCTTGGTCGTTGTTACCAATGCTCAAGTCCAGTGTGTTATTACCGCCGTCCAAATCGATTACCACATTGCCGTTACCAGCACCATAGGTGTCAGTTCCATCAATGTCGATTGTGACTGTATTGGTGTCGCCATCGATGTCTAAATCAACATCACTGTTGTCACCTATAATAGCACCAAGAACTTTGTTGGTATCACCAACGGTATCGATACTCAAATTGATGTCATCGCCATCAACCTTCATTTTGGTTGTGTCATTAGCATTGTTACTAATTGTGTTTCCACTACCGTCTTGAGTAACATCGATATCTACACCTGACCCTACTTGGTCAATGTAGACCGCATTATCAGCCCATACGGGCGATGTCCCTGCGTTTACTAGGAACAACATCACAAAAATTCTTTGTAAAGTGTTCATCTTACTCTCCTTTGAATGTCCAGAACTTTTTTCTATTTCCGAGTTTTATAAGTTCTAAGACACCTGTTTCAATCGCTCGTTGAGTGGCAATCGAAACGCTTTCGTTTCGGGCAGTCCCAGACTCAATCTCAACGAGTCGAGTGCCCTGTTCCACATAACGAAATACGTCTCCGCCAAACGCGACAGATAGTATGGTCTTACTTGTTATGACATCAAGTAAAACCTCGCCAGTCGCAACACTTATCAACCTCATGTTGATTGTCACTGTGTCACGACTAAACTCTCTGGAAGAGCCGATGCCGAGATATCTCGCACCCGCACCTCCGCTTTCGGTAGAGTGGTCATATCCTACTATACCGCCTGCAATTATCATACCAGCAAAGGTCAATGCCGGTAATTTTTTTGCACCATCACCTTCATAAGAACTTCGTGTCTGTCTTATGAGTTGTCTCTCTCTCGTTAACCAATCTAGTGCAGACCTATCAACCACCTTAAAGAACTGACCGTTAGCCGCACGAGTCAAAGCACGAATCAGATAAACTTCTGGTGCTTGGGTAACCGCAGAACTAAATGATGTTCCGCCGTTTGCGTTTTGTTTCTTCTGTCCTGTTTGGTCGGTGAACGCATATAACGCCACCGTTGGTCTTCGTATCGGAGGTTCAATATTCTGTAATTCTTCTGTCAGAAGAGCCACTTGAACTTTTGCTGATTCTGGTTGCGAGGGGACATCCCATTTGTGGGTCGTGCAACTAGAAACCAAAATCGCCGATAGGAATAACAATGACAGTCTGGCTACCATCTTCATCAGTTACCGTTAACTCCACTTCGTTTTCTAAATCATCTTTTACATATGAGATACCCGCGCCTTCA